TGAACAGAAGGTCGGCAGGCCAGTCAATTGGATTGTTGATTACAACAAACTTGGGCCACCTAATCTCAGCGGGCAGTATGATTTTTACTACCAAGGGGATTCGGTGGGAGTTGATACTGTAGGCGAGACACTTGATGTTGCTGAAATGATGGGCATTGTTCAACGAGGTGGTGCATGGTATACGGTGGGTGAAGAAAGAATTCAAGGTAGAGCAAAAGCAGTAGATTATCTAAGAGGTAATCGTAAACTTGTTGCTGAGATTCAAGGAAAAATATATGAGTCGTCTTGAGGATTTTCTAGAAAAAAATAAAAAAGAAACATTTAGCAAAGAATCTTTAAAGAAATCAAATTCTAAATATCAATGCCAAGAATGTAAACTATGGTCAGAAGAATCATTTTTTGATATAATTACATATACATTGTATTGGGAATGTCCAGATAAACATCAATCGAAAGTAGAACTAAATGTCAGAAGCGGCGGAGATTAAGCGTGATGGAGCCAAGGCTCAGAAGAATTCTGGGCGCGGGCAATATCAAAAGGGTGATGCTATCATGCCACCGTTTTTGGTGGACTACAAGGAGGCTGAGAGGTCTTTCACGCTAAACAAGAAAGTGTGGGCGAAGATTTGTACTGACACCTTCAAGGTGTCACGATCTCTATACCCATGTTTAAAAATTATTATCGGAGAGAATAATGATAAGGTTCGCCTAGCAATTATTGAGTGGGCCTACCTAGAAGATTTGATTAAGAATCAGGTGCTGCCAGATGATGGAAAGTAATGTATTTGAATCAATAAGCGAAGTATCTGAATTCAATGAACTATCAAAGTATATGCAAGATCCTGACCTTGACGAAGCATTGTCACTTGTGATAAAATTAATAATAAAGCCTGATGTTCCGGCTGCTAAAGCACCGGAACTTATTGTTCGTTTGCAGGCTATGAGTGCTAAGTTTTCTATGCAGAAAAGATATTACATGACGTTTGAAAAAGGTGTAGAGGCTTCTATAAAAAAGAATACCTACGCATCTGCCTCAGATGCAATAGATAAAGTTGTCGATAGCCTAAAATATATCGCTAGATATGGAGCCTAATGAGTAGCAAGAGTATTATTGGAAGCCTAAAGTTTCAAAAACCGCCGGATGGCGGGTTTGATCCTAATCAATTTGCACAAGAAGTTGAAGAGAGTTATTTAAAACAAAGGAGAACAAATGCCTTTACTCAGAAAAAGACCTTCAGTCCCAGTAGTATTGGATACGGTCATGGCAATTGTCCTAGATACTGGAACTACGCTTTCAACGGCGCGGATTTCGTTGAGACGACGACAGCGCAGGGCTTGGCGAATATGCAAAACGGTAGTGCAGCACATGACCGCATACAAAAGGTTATAGGTGGCATTGATCGTGCTGTAGACTTTGAGGTTGAGGTAAAGAATGAAGATCCTCCCATTCGTGGATATATTGATGGTGTAATGGATTGGGATGGCGAAGAGACTATTATTGAAATTAAGACGGCCAAGGAAGAGGTTTATGCTATTCGTCAGAGTAGCATGAAGCCCTCAGGAAATCATCTTCTTCAACTCTTGATATACATGAAAATTCGTAAGGCTTCTCAAGGAGTTTTTCTCTATGAGAATAAGAACACTCAGGAACTTTGTTTAATTCCAATTAGAGTCAACGAAAGATATATTGAAATTATTGATGATCTTTTTGGGTGGATGAGAGAAACTTATTCAGCCTATGAGGATGGTCAATTGCCCAAAAGAGTCGCAACTAAGAGCACTCCAATGTGTAAGAATTGTCCAGTGCGTGATACTTGCTGGAAAGATAAACCTGATGAGGGTGTAATTGATATCAGAAAATTTGAACCTCCTAAATGAGTATGTCGTATGGCATTGTGAAGCATCTTTTAATGATACAAATATTTATGAGCGAATGCTGGACACAAAAAACAAAAAGGAGGCATCTGATGCGGTGGATGTTTATGATAGTAATATTGTATGTTTGGAAAATAGAGTCTTTAATGTGGGGGTCTAATAAGTGATATGCTCTTTTGATGAGTGTGGAAATAGTTTTGAGCCACATCGTCATAATCAAAAATATTGTTCTTCTGTTTGTTGCAAGAATGCAACTAATAAAAGAATAAGAGATAAATGCTCTGCTACGAAAGAAAGACTGAGCGGGCAGGTAAGAGTATGTGTCAGATGTGATACTATTCTTAGTCGGTATACTGAAGATGATGAGTGTAATGAATGTACTCTTAAAGAAAAGAAATTTGAAAAGGCGAGATTAAAGAGGTTATTTGGTGCCATCTAAATTAGCCTCGTTAAATAAAATGACTGGACATCGTGTTCTAGGAATTGATGCTAGCACGAAGAGTATAGCCTTTTGCTTGTTTGATGATTTTAAACCAGTCTACTATGGAGAAATTGAATTTAATGGTTCTGATGTGTATGAAAGAATTCTGGATGCTAAGAGAAAGATTCATGCGTTGAAGTCAGAAATCTTTCAGGACATAGACTATGTGGCGATTGAGGCGGCTGTGATGGTCAAATCAATTCATGTTGGCATAAAGATGGCTTATATATTTGGAGCGATTATGGCGGAGATTCTTGACAATAATACTAAGGTAATTGAAGTTCATCCGATATCTTGGCAGTCTTATCTTGGGAATAAGAATTTTACTAAGGTTGAGAAAGAGTCGGTAAAGATTGAGTTTCCCGGCAAGTCAGAGAATTGGTATAAGGCTAAGGTTCGTGAGATCCGTAAGGGCAAAACTTTACAGTTTATGGCTGAAAAGGGTATAATTACTACAAGCGATAATGTGGCGGATGCGGCGGGAATTAGTTGGTATGCGATTAATAATATTTCGAGATAGTCATGGCTAAGTTATACGAGAGTCGTGAGTGGCTCTATAAAAGATATATAGTTGAAAAACAGGGTATTGTAAATATGGCTAAAGAGGCGGGATGTAGTCATATGACCATTCAACGAGCCTTAGAAAAATATGAAATAATTAAGAAGAAGAGGTAGTGATGAATCCTATTAATAAAAAAATAGTTATTTGGGGCTGCCTACCCTTCTATGACACTTACTCATATATACATTATGGATTTTATAAAGCATTAAAGTACATGGGTTATGATGTGATTTGGCTAGATGACCAGCCAGTAAACTCAACAGACGAGTTTGAAAATTGTATTTTTATTACAGAACACAATAATATTAAGCATCTGCCGATTCTAGAGTCTGCCACATACTTTGTACATAATTTAAATGAGCATGGGTTCTACGATCAAAATATAATTGACCATCCTAAAATTTATAACTTTTTAGTGTATGCAGAACATTATAATTGGGACAATGCAATAGAGTTGCCAAACAATCTTTGGTATAGCCCGCAAACTAAAACCTTATGCATTCTGTGGGCTACAGACTTACTGCCCTATGAAATAGATGAATTAGAGCCAAGCGTTCATAATGAATCTGATGAAAATATATATTTTGTAGGAACTAAACAAGGAATCAATATTGATATATTTGAGAATATATGTCAAAGAAACGATAAAAACTTCTTGCATGTAGGAGGTCTTAATGGTATCCCACAGGACGCAAGTTCAAGATTTTTCAATGCAGAGAATACTATTAACACTGTAAGGAACTCGTATATTTCTTTCGATATTAGGGAGAGGGCGGCTGACAGAGTTGGATACGTTCCTTGTCGGGTACTAAAAAATATAAGTTACGGAAAATGGACAGGATCAAATACTCCAAAAATTTCTAGGTTCCTAGAGGATAACGTGACTGTTGATGAAGATCTTTTTGATCTTTATGATAAACTGGTAGCCGACTCTAGGAATGCAAGTTATAATAAAATTCAAACTGCTATGAATTTTGTAAAAGATAATCATACCTATGTAAATAGAGTAGACGCTTTGTTTTCTATACTTTAAGGATTAATAATGAAAAGAGCACTTATTACAGGGATAACTGGTCAGGATGGCTCGTATCTGACAGAACTACTACTTGAAAAGGGGTATGAAGTTCATGGTATAAAAAGAAGATCTTCTTCAATAAATACCGAAAGAATAGATCATATTTATGATGATAGTAATCTTTATTTACATTATGGAGATTTAACTGATTCAACAAGCATAACCCACTTGCTAGCAGATATACGTCCGAATGAAATTTATAATTTAGGGGCACAAAGTCATGTTCAGGTGTCGTTTGAAATTCCAGAGTACACGGCTCAAGTTGATGCAATTGGAACTCTGAGAGTTTTAGAGGCGGTAAGATTGCTAGGTTTAGAAAATAAAACTAAGATTTATCAAGCATCTACTTCTGAACTGTATGGTCTAGTACAGGAAGTTCCGCAAAAAGAAACAACTCCGTTTTACCCAAGATCACCTTATGGCGTGGCAAAACTTTATGGATACTGGATAGTAAAAAACTATCGTGAATCTTATGGGCTTCATGCCAGTTCTGGAATACTTTTCAATCATGAGTCGCCCAGACGTGGAGAGACATTTGTAACTAGAAAAATTGTTCAAGGGCTGCATAATGTTTCTACAGGAAATCAAAAAGTCTTGGCACTTGGAAATTTAAATGCCAAAAGAGACTGGGGGCACGCAAAAGATTTTGTAAATGCCATGTGGCTGATGCTTCAACAAAAAATACCGGATGATTATGTAATTGCTACAGGACAACAATATTCGATTAGAGAGTTTGTTGAGGCGTGTGCGCCGTATTTTGGAATGAGTATAGAGTGGCGCGGGTCGGGGCTGTCAGAGGTTGGAATAGATATTAATAGTGGAAAGATAGTCATTGAGGTTAGTGATAAATATTTTAGGCCAGCAGAGGTAGAAACGCTTCTGGGAGATTCGACAAAAGCACGCACGGTGCTTGGCTGGAATCCTAGCATTAACTTTGACCAACTTGTAGAGGATATGTGCAAAAATGGAATTTGATGACAAAATTTTTGTCGCGGGCCATCAAGGGCTAGCAGGTTCAGCAATAGTAAGAAAGTTAAAAGAACTTGGCTATAAGAATATTATTACGAAAAATCGGGCAGATTTAGATTTAATGGATCAGATTGCAGTTAAAAATTTTTTTGACGAAGAGCGACCAGAGTATGTATTCCTAGCGGCTGCTAAGGTGGGTGGAATACTTGCAAACGATAACTACTCGGCAGACTTTATTTATGAAAATCTGCAAATACAGAATAATGTTATCCACAATGCATATTTGTATGGAGTTAAAAAACTACTTTTTCTTGGATCAAACTGTATCTATCCCAAAATTTGTCCACAGCCAATAAAAGAAGAATATCTGCTCACTGGACTTCTAGAACCCACGAATGAAGCCTATGCAATTGCTAAAATTGCTGGAATAAAAATGTGCCAATCCTATAAAAAACAGTATGGATTTAATGCCATTTCTCTCATGCCTGCTAATCTTTATGGACCAAATGATAATCTAGACCTAGAGACAAGTCATGTTTTCGCAGCATTGATTTGTAAATTTCTAAACGCTAAAAAAGAAAACTTGCCAACGGTGGAATTGTTTGGAGACGGATCGCCAATAAGAGAATTTCTTCATTCAGATGATTTGGCAGATGCCTGCGTGTATATGATGAATAACTACAACGAGAGTGTTCCTGTAAATGTTAGTTCTGACGAGGAGTACACCATTAAAGAAATAGCAGAAATTATTAAAACAACTGTCCAGTATAATGGAGAAATTTTCTGGAATGTTGACAAGCCGAACGGGACACCAAGGAAAAAACTTGACCTTTCATTGATTAAGTCTGTCGGGTGGGAGCCTAAGACTTCTCTTAAAGATGGGCTAGATAAAACGTTAGAATGGTATCTTGATAATGTCTGATGTTAGAGCATCGCTAGTAGGATTTAGCGGCTGGGATTTATTTTTTCCAGACAAGGTTAGCATCTCACATGACACCTTTGAGAAAGATGAGACGGCCAAGTATAAAGTCCTGTCATTAGTTGAACCTGATAATATTGTTTTGTGTTTTGATATGCCATATATTGTCGATTCAGTACTCCATGAAGATAGTTTTGTCGATTTTGTCTCAAACAATTTTGACCTAGTACTAACGTTTAAAAATAGATTGTTAAAAAAAATACCAAATTCATTAAGACTAATGACAACTGGAACATTTCTAGATTTAGAAACACTTAATTTAAATAAAAAAGAAAACAGTATTTCTTTCTTTATGTCTAATAAATCTTTTACATCAGGTCATCAATTACGGCATCGCGTGTTTAATCATATGCAGGGCAAAAATATGATTAATGAATTTAGTTATCAGCAATTAATGACTCCACCAGCAGTATCTAAAAATATAATGTATGATAAGTATAAATATTCCATCATCATTGAGAATGAAAAATCTGATTTCTATTTAACTGAAAAAATTATTGATTGTTTTCTGGCTAAAACAATTCCAATTTATTGGGGCTGTCCAAGCGTCGGTGATTTCTTTAATATTGATGGCGTAATAGAATTCAACTCTATTGAAGAATTGGATGAAATTATTAACAACCTAGAAATTTCTCATTATGGTAGTATTAGATATGCCATAGAAGAAAACTATACTAGAGCACAGAACTTTCCAACATATGATGTTGCACTTACAAAAGTAATAAACAAATATTTCTATAAGGACTAATGCAGACTATGAAAAAAATAAACAATTCTCCATCACAGGCATGTCAAGATTCATTTGTAATGAACATGCTTGATTTCAAGCGTGAGGGATTTTATTTAGAAATCGGCGCTTCAGACTACTACACATTATCAAACACCTACATACTTGAAAATGATTATGGATGGTCTGGCGCCTCCCTTGAGATTGACAGCGGGCTTGCAGAAAGATTTAATTCTAATAGGAAAAATAAATGTTTAAATCTAAATGCTATTACGGCAGACTATAACGAAATACTAAGTTCAATGGATGCGCCGAAGCAAATAGATTATTTACAGGTTGATATTGATCCAGCGCCCAACACACTCGCCGCATTAAAAGCGGTGCCCCTTGACAAATACAGATTTTCTGTTGTCACCTTTGAACACGATATATATGCAAATGCTGAATACTTACTAGTACAGATTCAAGCAAATGAAATACTTGAAAGTTACGGTTACCAAAGAGTAATAAAAAATCTTTGGTCACAGGGAAACCCCTTTGAAGACTGGTATGTTGATCCAAACGTTGTCAAAGAAAATATTTGGAGGCCGGTAAGTGGAGAAAATCTATCAAAAGAAAACATATTCGTATAAAGGAATGAAATGATAATAGACTATGGATACTTATACATAAAATACAACTTAGATGTTTCTGGCATTGTTCATGTCGGAGCGCACCATGGAGTAGAAATAGATGACTACCTAAGGTACAAAGTAGAAAAAGTAGTCGGCTTTGAGCCAATTAAAAGTAGTTTTGATGTGCTTAAAAAACATGAATCAGAAAAGGTGCTGTTATTTAACTGCGCTTTGGGTGAAACTAATAAAAAAGATGTAAAGATGAATGTCGCTTCTGGAGATAAGTGCGCCAGTTCGATTTTAACCCCCAAGGACTGCTTGATAGATCATCCCACGATATCCTTTAATAATTATGAACTGGTTGACATGTACACGCTTGACTCATATGATAGTTATATAAATGACTGTAATTATCTTTCCATTGACGTGCAGGGATATGAGTATGAAGTTCTGCTTGGGGCAGAACAAACGCTTAAGCATATGGATTATGTCTACCTAGAGGTTAACCGTGGAGAAACATATAGTGGAAATAAAATGATCGAAGAGGTAGATGATCTATTGTCTAAATATGGAATTATTCGTGTTGAAACACATTGGGAATCTAGAACTTGGGGTGACGCATTCTATATGTCGGAAAAAAAAATTAAGGGAAATAAAAATGCCCTATGATGATTTTCCTGAATTAGAAGTTTTGTTTTTTAATAAAATAAAAAAATATATAGATGTGGTCTTTGATGTTGGATCAAGAGATGATATTGACTATATTATTAATTCCAAGGATCGTCCAAGGGAGTTCCATCTTTTTGAGCCTGTTGAAGAATTCATTGAAAATTCTAAAAAACAGTTAGCCTCACAAATTGAAAATAAAAATAAAGTTTATTTGAATGCTTTCGGAACAGGAAGCAAGGAAAGCACTGCTGTTTATTATCCAAATACTCAGTCATTTGTATTTAGATACAACAGTGTTCAGTCTAAAGATGAGGGAATTCGTCTGAAAATAAAAACTTTAGATGGCTACTGCAAAGAAAATAATATAAAGTCAATAGATTTTCTAAAAATAGATATCGAAGGCATGGAGATAGACTGTTTCGAGGGTGGCAAAAGTATAATTGAAAACAATACTAAAATAATTCAATTTGAGTATGGTGGAACTTTGCTAGATAGAGGAATAACCCCAGAAGAGTACATAGTTTGGTTTGATAAAAATATCTTTGATATTTATCTTCAAAACTTGAACTATCATAATGAAGGTCAGTTGTTGATCAAAGTTGATGACGCAATTTTTAAAGATATTAAAAGTAAAATTAATTCAACTCTTAATCTAGTTGCTATTAGAAAAGAATATTCACAGAAAATATATGATGAGTGTATTGTATAAGAAACAGGAGTTTCAATAAATGATTTCAATGAACAGTCTCGGATCTAATGGTCGTCTGGGAAACCAAATGTTTCAATATGCATCTTTAAAAGGTATCGCGCGTCAAAATGGCTACTCGTTTTGTATTCCTAAAAGTGCTGAGGTTAATGCTTATTATGATCACATGTTGTTTAAATTTTTTGTTATGAATGGCGTCAGCACCGCATACGGTTCGGGTGAGATGGTTGAGGAGCAGCGTGGGTTCAGGTTTGACCCTAATTTATTTTATGCATGTAGAGACAATGTGGACATAAAGGGTTATCTTCAATCATATCGATATTTTACGCATATTCGTGATGAAATATTGAGTGATTTTACTTTTAAGAAACAATATAATATTGAAAAAGAATATGACGTTGCGATCCATGTTCGCCGTGGCGACTATGTTCAGAAGACAGAATTTCATGGGCTATGCTCTGAGAAATATTATCGGGACGCCATGTCGTTGTTTCCTGATGACACAAGATTTGTTGTTCTATCAGATGACATTGAATGGTGTACGGCGCAAAAATTCTTCTCTAATTGTCAGTTTAATTTAAATGATTACGACGAAGATCTTTATATTATGACCAATGCTCCAATGGGTAATATTATTTCTAATAGTTCATTTAGTTGGTGGGGAGCGTGGTTAAATCAAAATGCGGGGAGGAAGGTTGTTGCTCCGTTACACTGGTTCAACCCTAACTACATTCCAGTTGAAGAAACTCAAGACCTAATACCAGATGATTGGATGAGAATATGATACTGTCAGATGCAACATTCATTATTCCAATTAGAATAGATAGTCAAGATAGGATTAGAAATCTAAATCTAGTATCAAAATTTTTGACTGCCAACTTTAATTCTAAACTAATAATTAAAGAATGTGATATCACTCAAAAATTTGATCCTTCAAGTATCATTGGGCCAAACGTAACCTACATATACGAACAAAATTCTGATTTCATGTTTCATAAAACAAGGTTGTTAAATGACATGATCGTAATGTCTGATACGGATATTATTGTTCAGTATGATACCGATATCATTCTTCCGTACAGTTCATACTTAAAGGCCGCTGAGATGATTCGTGGAGAATACGACTCTGTATATCCATTTATACACGGACATTATTCTTCCAAAAAAGTACATCTTAATAAGGGAAGCGAAAAAGAATTCTCAAGCACTCTAGATATTAAAGTTCTAGATCGACAAGCAGAACCTTTTGGAGCAAACAATAATTATGGATTCGCGCATTTTGGGTTCTGTACTTTTTATAAAAAATCTTCTTATATAAACGGATTCATGGAGAATGAAGAGTTTTATTCAGGCGGGCCAGAAGATCAGGAAATACATCATCGTTTTGTTAAGTTGGGAATGAATGTAGGGCGCGTTGAAAATTTTGTATATCATCTAGAACATCAACGTGGTAACTTTTCATTAGAGAATAATGTTTTTTACTATAAAAATATTGAATTATATGATCGTTTGATGGCTATGAATCCTCTTGAATTAAGAGAATATTACTCATCTAGGCCGTACTACAGAAAAAGAATTGAAGAGATAAATAAATGATTGCTGCTAGTTGCCCCCTCAGAGTCTCTTTGTTTGGGGGTTCATCGGACAACCCAGAGTTTGTATCTAGATATGGGTTTGGTCAAGTAATTAGTTTTACCTGTAACTTAAAAACCTATGCATTAATGACTCAGGATAAGATGGGATTCAATAAAAGTGGGAAGAAGTATATAGTAAATTACAGTCGTCATGAGGAAGTTGATAGAGTATCAAAGATTGAAAACGAGGTTGTTCGTTTAGTGCTGGAACACTTTGACCTTCCTCCGGTTACAGTATATTTAAATAGTGATGTTTACTCACAAGGAAGCGGGTTGGCATCGTCATCATCATATTTAATAAGTTTGATAAAGGCTGCATGTATTTTTACAAATACAAACATGAGCGATATTGAAATTTGTAAACTAGCCTACGAACTTGAGTTGAAATTCAATCCACATTGTGGCTACCAAGATCCATATGGATGTGGAATTGGTGGTTTCAAACAAATGAAATTCTACGACAATGGAAATGTAAGTAATGAATTTCTAGGTACAGAATTGTTCAGGGAATATGATATGCATCTTTTATTTACTGGTATAACAAGAAATTCAAAGCACGTCCTGCAAGATGTTACTGATAATATTGATCGTGCAGTTCCGTTAATAAAATTGGTTGATAGGGCCAGAGATGCCCTTGATTCTAAAAATTACTCAGAATTCCTAGAATTGCTGAATAAGAGTTGGACGGAAAAGAAAAATACAAGTAAAATGATTTTAGAGAATCCTTATTTAGTTGAAATGGATGAGAGTCTTTATGCTAACTCATCAGTACTTTCTCATAAATTATGTGGGGCTGGAAACGGCGGATTCTTTTTGACCTTCTCTAAGAAGGATACCCTGAACATTGAATATGAAAATGTTAAAGTTGATGTAAGTTCTAAGGGAGTTGAAGGAGACACCTTGTGAGTTTTTTTGAGGAATGCGTTCGGATGATTGAAGCAATGAAAAATGATGATGAGTATGATAAATTTATCAAGGAATATGACTCTCACAGTGAAATAATTGTCATTGGAAATGGTGGAAGCAATGCCGCTGCTGCACATATTGCTCAAGATTTTACTAAAAGAGGTGGCAAGCGTGGGCTAACCTTCTCTGATCCTTCAATGCTTACATGCTTTATGAATGATTATGGAGTGGAAGAGGCGTACAGAAAGTATTTAGAGTCGTTTGCGACAGATAAATCATTGGTTATTTTAATCAGTTCTTCTGGAAATTCAAAGAACATCATAAACTGCGTAGAGTTTTGCTCAGATAGCAAAATTGATTACGGGGTTCTTACTGCGTTTAAGCCAAACAATCCTGTAAGAACACTATCCTATGATGCAAAATTTAATTATTATGTTGATACAACAAGTTATGGAGTTGCGGAATGCATCCATCAGATATTTCTGCACGGGGCGGTAGAATGATTTATTGCTTCGACTTAGATGGAACGCTTTGTACTTCTGTAAAGGACAGTCAGTATGAATTGGCACAGCCTGATCCTGAGGTCATTAATAATATTTGCGCTCTATATGAACACGGACATATTATTAAGATCATGACGGCCCGTGGCTGCGTCAGCAAGGTGGACCATACAGATCTGACCAAGCGGCAGTTGAAAGAGTGGGGTGTCCCATATCATGAACTAATAATGAACCTTAAGCCACATGCTGATTTGTTCATTGATGATAAGGCAATGAATATTGTTGAGTGGAAGAAGAAGCAATTTAATAAGTTTGGCATTCTTGCCGGGGCTTTTGACATAATCCACCCCGGTTATGTGAGAATGTTTAAAGAAGCAAAAGCACACTGTCATTACCTTACTGTAGCCCTACACATTGATCCTAGCCTAGAAAATGGAAAACAAAAGCCCATCCATTCGGTGGATGAGCGTGAAGAAATATTGCTAGCGATGAGGGATGTTGATAAGGTAGTTAGGTATCAAACGGAGGAAGATCTGTATTGCATCCTTGGCTCCAAAGAACATGATATTAGATTTTTAGGATCTGACTATCTGTCTCGTCAATACACTGGACCGGACCTTCCAATCCCTATCGTATGGATAGATCGTGACCATGACTATTCAACAACGAACTTAAAACTTAAAATAAAGGGAAGTAAATGAAAAGTATTGTAACTGGAGGTTGCGGATTTATTGGATCACATCTAGTTGATAGATTAATAAGTTTAGGTCATGAGGTAATTGTAATTGATAATCTTTCAGCGGAATATAATGAAAAGTTTTATTTTAATGATCAAGCCTTATACTTTAATTATGATATCTGTGATTACGAGTCCACCCGTACGCTCTATAATAAAGCCGACTTTGTTTTTCATTTAGCGGCAGAGTCAAGGCTACAGCCTGCCATCTTAAATCCAATTAAATCAATGGAGAAAAATGTAGTGGGAACCTGTACTGTTTTACAATGTGCTAAAGAAGCAATGGTTAAGGTGGTGGTATATTCTTCTACTTCCTCTGTATATGGATTAAATAAATATCCAAATGTTGAGACTCAGCAAGATGATTGCTTAAATCCTTATTCAGTATCAAAGGTGGCTGCGGAAAAACTTTGCAAGATGTACAATGATCTATACGGATTAAAAACTATAACCTTTAGGTATTTCAACGTATACGGAGAAAGATCTCCCAGCAAAGGGCGATACGCATTGGTTTTGGGAATATTTAAGCGTCAAAAAGAACTTGGTCAGCCATTAACAATCGTTGGAGATGGAAGTCAAAGAAGAGATTTTATTCATGTATCCGATGTCGTGAACGCTAACTTGCTTGCAATAGAAAATACAATTGCATTAGAATATTATGGTCAAGTGTATAATATTGGTAGTGGAATTAACATCTCTATCAAAGAGGTAGCAGATTTACTTTCTAATGATCAAGTTTTTATAGATCTAAGAGAGGGTGAGATGCACACTACCTTGGCGAATATAGAAAAAGTTAATCAGGCGTTTGGTTGGCGACCAGAAATCAATGTGAATGAATGGATACGAGGAGTAGAATGACTTTAAATGATTTTTTTGAACACATATACTGCATCAACCTTGATCGAAGGCCAGATCGGTGGATTGATGTTAAAAAAGAGTTTCAAGAACATTCCATCAGCAATGTAGAAAGATTTTCTGCTACAGATGGAATGAAAATTCCAACAGGAACATATCCATCTAGAATGTCACCCGGTGACATAGGGTCATTCCTTACTCATCTTAGATTATTTAACAATGCTATAACTAAAGGTTACAAAAATTTTCTCCTCCTAGAGGATGATGTTGAATTTAGAAAAGACTTTGAGGAAAAGTTTGATGTAGCAATTAAAGAAGTGCCAGATGATTGGGAAATTATACATTTTGGCGGAAATCATGTGTTTGGCAATCCAGTAAGAGTATCAAATAATTTATCTATTCCAACTAGAACCTTAGCAACACATGCTGTTGGATTTAGTGATAGTTGTTATGAAAAGATACTTGATCTTTTAAATGATACTCAGCCAAACGATGTCATTTATTCTTATAACTATTATAAGTTTAAAAGTTATGAATTTACTCCACCAATGGCATGGCAGAGTCCCGGTTGGTCTGATGTAACTAATAGTCATTCTGACTACGAATTTCTGAGGGGCTAGTAATGACTGCATATAAATCTATATTTCCTTTGCTTCTAGACATTGATACAAAAGAAATCCCCACATTCATACCAACATTTAATCAACCCGACCTACTTAACTTAACGTTAAAAGAATTTTTAAGTAGAGGTCACACAGATAGAATTGTCATATATGATAATAATTCTACCTACGAGCCAATGATTAAACTATTAGATAGTCTTTCTGATATGTATGACGTAGTAAGATCTAGCGTCAATACTGGTCCAAGAATATTTACGGAAGACCTACAAATACTTAATCTAATGCCAGAATATTTTATTGTTACCGACCCAGATCTAATTCATAATAAGGATCTTCCTGAAAAATATATTTCAGAGATGAAAGAATTAATTAATTCAATGAATGTGGCAAAGGCCGGTTTTGCAATTGAGATACACAATGATGAAGAGAGAGAGAGATTTTTAGATGCCGATAGCGTAAGTGCTATAGAGGAGCGTTATTGGCAGGAAAAAGTCGGAATCACATCAACAAAAGACACAATATTTAATGCAGCAATTGATACTACTTTCTCTCTTAATAAAAGAGATGCTTGTGCTTACCATAGAAAATTTGGAAAGCCGACATGGGCCTATCCATCTATTCGTATTGGGGGTAAATATACTTGCCAGCATATTGGTTGGTGGAAGAAAGAACTTATGCCGCAGAGTGTGGAAGAAAAAGAATTTTACTATAAGAACCAAACTTGGTCACATACTGAAAGGTACTACTACAAATGAGCGTAACCGTCATTATGGCATCTATTCCAAAAAGGACTGATCTTAGGCAGAGAGCCATGAAGTCAGTAGTTTCACAAACCATGAAGGCAGATGTTTTTATGGTAGAGATTGACTACAATAGAGTCGGCGCGGCAGCGATGAGGGATGCGATGCTGAAAAGATGTGATACTAAATATGTTTGTATCTTAGATGATGATGACTATCTATTGCCTAATCATATTGAAACTTTATATAATGTGTCGGAAGAGCAGGACGCTGACCTAGTTTATCCTTGGCATAGGCTATCGATAGAAGGTTATGGTAGTCACCTAGAAAAATGGCGTGGCGTGGCGTGGAACGATGACTATATTCATCAGGTACCTATTACTTGGATGGCAAAAACAGAGTCTTTAAAAGCCGTTGGTGGATTCTCCTTGGGCTTTGACCCATTAAGTAATAAGACTGATGAGTCTGGAAACCGTATTGGTGAAGATTATTTAATGATTCATAAGTTGGTGGCAGCGGGCATGAAGATTGTTCACGTTAATGAAGAAACTTGGATCTGGAATTGGCATGATGAAAGCACGCATGGCAGGCCAGATAGATGGTAGATGGTTATCAATCAATAGATAGTCTTATTCAAATTAAAGAAAGAAAAAGAATTATTTTCCCCGATAATAATTTTTATAACTTTAATCTTAGTTTTTTAGAGGGAACGAATAGAGTCGCTTTTAGGAGTTCTGACTTTCGCCCTCAGACTAATGTTTCTGGTAAATATTCTTTTATATCGACTGCCAATTTAGTTGATGATCAACTAGAAGATTTAAATAGGATTCGTTTCCGTGGGTATGGATTCCCATTGTGGGATAGATATAATGGCATGGAAGACCCAAAACTATTTAATTGGCTTGGCGATGATTGGTGCCTTTTTGTTAGGCCGAACCATAGCATAAGCAAAATAATTATGGTAATGTTAAATCTGGATTCTGGTAAACATATATTCTTAGATGATCCAGAGGGCAGGCCCTATACAAAAAATTGGATGCCCTATGTTGATGGGGATAAACTTTATTTTGTTGTTGATGTTGATCCTATGAATGTGTATGAATTAATAGATGATAGATTGGTTAATGTTTATAAGTCTACTAGAAAGATAGATAGCCGGGCTATTCATGGTGGATCTAATTTAATTAAATTTGAGGATAGACTAGTTTGCCTAGTTCATGGTATGTTTGAATATGAACCAAGGTCAAGGTTCTACTGGCATTCCTTGATGTCATGTAATAAAGATTGGACCGGCCAGAAGTTGGGTAGATCGTTTTACTTTGAGAAAGAGGGAATTGAATTTTCTTTATCCCTATCAAGAGACGCTAGCGATATTTTAATCCCATACTCAGTTTATGATGATGGGGTTTCAACTTTAAGAATAGAAGAGAATAATTTTAAGGGCTTATTATGAAAAAATTAGCAATGATTGTCCCAGTACTAAATCAGTTCAAACTTTTTACTAATATGATGAGTACGGTTGACTATCCTATCCATCCTTATGTGATTAGGAATTGGGATAATAATATTGGCGTTGCCGCTGGATGGAATCAAGGAATCAGGCGGGCCATGAAGGACGGCTATCGATACGCTATCATTGTCAATGATGATATTTTATTAGAGACTAATGCGATTGGCGATGCGTTTGAGCACCTTTTAAATAGTGATGCTATTATTGTATCTCCAAACTTTTGTGTTCCAGAACGTGATGGAATGAATATGTATTTTGATAGAAGCATCGGCGTTAACGAATCTATTCATTGGTCCTGCTTTGTTGTAGATATGTATAGATTGATAGAAGTATGTGGGTGGTTTGATGAAAACTTCTTCCCGGCATACTTTGAAGATAATGACATGTACTATAGAATTCATTTGGCAGGACAGAAACATTATTTAGTTACAAAGAGTGGCTTTTATCATAAGCAGTCGGCTACCACTGGAGTGTTAATTACCAAGGACCACTGGAACTACTGTGAGAATTACTATCGCGCCAAATGGGGCGGGATACCGGGAGAAGAAAGGTTTACAAAACCATTCAATGATGATAACAATGAAATCGACTATTGGAGAAAACCAAATGCTATATGAGACTGAGAATCTATATGATCCGCAGAATAATACTGAGCATGAGATTGCTTCAGTGTGTCGCAGGATGTCAGAGTTCCTTATTGATAAGAATAGGGCCTACGGCAACTCAGCCTTGGACCCGGTAAGAATTTTTTCTAATTCTGATAATGTTGAGCAGTTAAAAGTTCGTATTGATGACAAGTTATCACGTTTTGCGAGGGGAAATGAGTTTCCCGGCGATAATGATATAGATGATCTTATTGGCTATCTGGTATTATTGAAGGTAGCAAATAGAAACAACTGGAGATAGAATGCCGATTTATACTTATACTTGCTTAGTTTGTGATAAAGATGTAGAGAAAATGATTCCAATGATCCAGCGTGATCAACAAATGTGCCCAGAGTGTGGTCATAGATTAATAAGAGGTATTGACCGACCCGGCCTAGTATGGAGTCCGACCCGTAATAGTGGGTACTCATGATAGTTAAAACGTACTTTTTAAATCTAGAGGGAACTAGAACTGGTTCATCTACATTAGAATCAATAGACGAAACTCATGCCTATCTAACTTGTGACTGTGGCGCTTCATACTCTATTAAACTAAATAATACCCTTAAGAATAATGGAAACTTTATGTGTAGGCAATGCTATGCGATTAGAGATGCCGCTAATTTTGATAAACATTGGGGCTACAAGTCTGCCTACCAAAGAATCAAAAAGGACGCTGCGTCGGCGGGCAGAGTCTTTGAGATAAAAGTTGATGACTTTAGATACCTTTGCCAGCAAAACTGTTACTACTGCGATAGCACTCCATCTAATCTGATAACTTATAGAGGGAAGAATTCCTTTACCTTCAGATACTTTATGTACTCTGGATTAGATAGACTTAACAATGATATAGGATACACTAGACAGAATGTAGTCCCATGCTGTATAATATGTAATAGAGCGAAAAATTCCATGCCGTTCAAGGATTTTATTGACTGGCTTAATAGACTTACTGACTATAGACAACGGATGGCAGATGAACAAGCGAAACAGAAGCAAGGTCACATCGACACCTTTCTCACACAATGATCAAATCCATATCCGCTATGAAGTAATTCATGGAAAAGATATCATTGAACCGGGAGATAAGATTCTCTTTAAGAATACTCGCGGCAAGTTTGTTTTCGTTAAACTGGTAGAGAACGTTGAACTAGATGTGCAGTGGATTGATTGCATTGACGAGAAAACGTTGATGTTTAGATCTTTCTACGCATCAAAGTTAAAAAATAAAGTAAAGCCTCGTAAAACAAGGAAGCCTAACATTGTCTGACATGGAACTAGCAGGAGCATTCGATGAGATGAACAGCGTCATCGAAGAACTATTGAAGGGTAATAACCCAACTCAAATTGCTAGGAACTTAGGTATGACTAGGGCTAATGTTCTTCAACATGTGGAGTCGTGGAAGGATATTACTCAGAACGATAATAGAATTAGGGAGCGAGCCAAGCAGGCTATCTCAGGTGCCGATCAGCATTATGCCATGATTATTAATCGTGCGTGGGAGACAGTTGATCAGGCTGATTCTAGCAATCAATTAGGTAATAAGACTGCCGCCCTTAAACTTGTTGCCGATATAGAGCAGAAGCGCATGGATATGCTGCATAAGGCGGGCATTTTAGAGGATAATGAGATGGCTACGCAGATGCTTGAGACAGAGCGTAAGCAGGAGATCATTATGAATATTCTTAAGGAAGTAACTTCCGACTGTAATCATTGTAAGGTTGAGGTTGCCCGTCGTCTATCACAGGCTACCAATAAGGTTGAAGAGATTAGAATCATTCAACAATGATAGATTTTACAGACTTCCTAGACATCCTTGAGGGAGATGACTTTGAGGAGAAGCCGGTAACAATAGAAGAGTTTGTTGTATCTGATAGATTTCTAAACCTTCCCCCTCTTTCCGATCACCAATACACAATGCTTAAAGCATCTACTCAAATCTATAAAAAAGAAACACTAATTGTTCTTTATGGAGAAGAGGAAGGCGCTAGGCGTTGGAAGCAAACCTGTAACGAGGTTATCTTCCAATTGGGGAAGGGAAGCGGTAAGGATTATATTTCTACCATTGCCTGCGCCTATGTAGTATATCTTCTTCTATGCCTACAAGACCCCGCTAAGTATTATGGTAAGCCCCCCGGCGACAGCATTGACATTATTAATATTGCTATCAATGCTGTGCAGGCAAATAGGGTATTCTTCAAAGGTTTTACAAATAGAATCGAACGCTCACCTTGGTTTCAAGGAAGATACAATGCCAAGATGAACAATATAGAATTTGATAAGGCTGTAACGGTCCACTCAGGTCACTCCCAGAGAGAATCTTGGGAGGGGTACAACGTTTTGATTGTGTTCCTTGATGAGATTTCAGGATTTGATATTGAATCTACAAGTGGAAATGAGCAGGCAAAAACCGCTGGCGCGATCTATCGAATGTATAAGGCGTCAGTTGATTCACGATTCCCCGACTATGGTAAAGTAATTCTTCTTTCATTTCCCCGATATAAGAATGACTTTATTCAACAAAGATATAATGATGTAATTGCAGATAAAGAAACAGTTTTTAGATCTTTTGAGTTTAAGATTGATCCCGATCTACCAGATGACATGGAAGAGAATAAATTCGTTGTTGAGTGGGAGGAGGATCATATTATCGCCTATACTATTCCAAGGGTCTTCGCGCTTAAACGTCCTACTTGGGAGGTTAACCCTACAAGGAAGATAGAGGACTTCACAATTTCTTTCTATACCGATCCGGTCGATGCATTATCTAGGTTCGCCTGTATGCCTCCAGACTCTATTGATGCCTTCTTTAAGTCACGCGAGAAGATAGAAGCAGCCTTTAATAATCCGAATACAGCAGTTGATTCCTCAGGAAGATTTGCTGAATGGTTTCAGCCTGATGAGGATAAGATGTATTTTGTTCACGTTGATCTTGCTCAGAAGCACGACCATTGCGCTGTGGCTCTTTCTCATATTGAATCTTGGGTGCAAATGAAAATTGGTGATAAGATGACTCAGGCGGCACCGAAAGTAATTATTGATGCTGTTAGATGGTGGACTCCTACTTCAGATAAAAGTGTTGACTTTTCTGAAGTAAAGGACTATATTTTACAACTAAGGTCACGAGGATTTAATCTTAGACTGGTGACCTTTGATCGGTGGAACAGTTTTGATCTTATGAATGAGTTGAAGGCTTACAATATTAATACTGAGATTCTTTCTGTAGCCAAGAAACATTACGAAGATTTTGCTATGGTTATTACAGAGGAAAGAGTTCACGGTCCAAGGATCGAACTCTTGACAGATGAATTGTTACAACTTAGAATTCTTAAGGGTAAGGTTGATCACCCTAGAAAAGGTTCTAAGGACTTGGCTGATGCTGTGTGTGGAGCGATATATAATTCGATTGCTCATACTCCAAAAGATTTAAATAGAGAGATTGAAATTTACAACTACTCTTCGTTTGAGCACGATGAGGATATTGTCCAGCCAAGAATTGGCGGGGTTATTGAAGCACCAAAGCAAAAAAATATACCCGGCGATCTTGCAGAAGCCTTGCAGAGAATAGCAACTATCTAGTAGTATATAATTATATGCGTCGGTATCCTAGTGGTTTTGGAAGCGGTCTTATATACCGTGTATCGTGGGTTCGAATCCCACCCGACGTACAGGAGGAAATATGGAACTGATAGTATGTGGAATAGCAATTTCTATTCTGACGATTGCGTTGTCAGTTTTTATTTTTCTATTCATGGATAAACGCTCTAAAATAGTTGATTTAGAAAAAAAAATAAATAATTTAAAGATTACATATGAGTTTCTATCCACAGGAAATAAGATTCTTCAGTCTACCAACCGTGACCTAAAGAATCTTATTGATGATGGTGGCAGACAACGTTTAATTTTAAAGAAACAGATAGAGTCTCTGACTATTAGGTTGGAGGAGAATAAGAAAAAAAATGAAGCATTTTTTAAAATGATTAACGATATGAAAAACTCGTAGTAAAATGATTATATGAGGAATAAATGGATTTTGTTTTAAGCCGTATGGAAAGGATCGAACTCTTAGTAGAGCGCGATGGGCCAGATTGTTTTCTATGTGGAGAAGAATTCGGAAAGAATCAGAAGATGACTATTGATCATTGGATTCCTAAGTCTGCTGGGGGTAGCGAAGATTTAGATAATCTGAGACTAGCGCATAAAATTTGTAATGTACGCAAAAGTGATCTTATTCCACAAGATGATAATACGGTTCCTATGAGAACGCCTAGGGTGGTCAAAAGAAAAAAAGGAATCTCGCGCTCAGAAATCATGGCAAGGTTCTGCGGCGTATGCGAAAACGGTCGCAGATTAGGACCGCACGATGAATGTATGCACTGTAGTTCACCGCCCGGTCCTATTGAAAATCCTAGATATCTGAAGCGTAGGGCACCAGATTGTGACCATGCATATAACTGGTGTTGGGCATGTAGCATTGGAATTGTAGAGAAAAGGTCCGTAGTGATGGAATTGATGACTGGTGGATGAATTAGGATTTACGTTCCGCGCTTATTCTGAGGATGATAAAATAATTGTTCATGTTAAAATTGATGGGGCGGAAGCAATATTTAGGTATACTGATGCTGATGCAATAGCAAAGTTAGCATTAAATATGAAAGATATAATAGATTATGCGGTTGATGATTATATCTTGAGGAAAACATTTAAGGATCAACTAGATAATGAACTAGATGATTGGCTTAAAGATTAATCTCCGATGGTGTAATGGCAGCACCTGAATCTTTGGAATTCATGGTCTTAGTTCGAATCTAGGTCGGAGAGCGTTAAATTAGGAGGTTAATATGCCTTGGCATGTATCAAATAAAGCAAAAGGCTGTAGTGGGTATGCAGTCGTAAAGGATGATAATGGAGAAGTTGTTGGTTGCCACCCAACTGAGAAGGATGCTGTGGCTCAAATGAGAGCATTATATGCGTCTGAAACTAATAAAGCAATTCATAATGGCACTATTTGGAGCGGCTTCTTCCTTCCTGAAACAGATTAATTAGTGCTATAATAAAATTATGATTATCAAAAATGTTATAACTACCGATAAAACTATTGTTGGCTATCCACAACAAAACCCTAAGGGCGGTAAAAAGGGTGGAAAATCTAAATAATGAAAAGAGATGCAGGAAATGGAAGAATTAGTTAATAGCCTAAAGGTGCTCTTGTCGGATGCTGTGACATTTTATTTTAAGGCTCATGGGTATCATTGGAATGTTGAAGGTGACGATTTCCCCCAATATCATGAATTTTTTCAAGAAATTTATGAAGATGTTTATGGATCTATCGATCCCATTGCTGAGAATATTCGTAAATGTGGTGCTTATGCTCCCTTTAGGCTTGAAAGGTTTATTGAGTATCGTACTGTTACAGATACTAACGTAACCCCCGAAGAGGTTGACATGTCAACGGATCTTTATAATTCAAACAATCAGGTGCTTGCTAGTTTGTATAAGTCATTTGCGGCTGCGAGTGCCCAAAACCGTCAAGGAATTATGAACTTTCTTGCGGATAGAATTGACCAGCACGAAAAGTGGATGTGGCAATTGGGCGCAATTATTAAACCAGAGCCTAATGAAATGGGCGACTAGGAATACTTTAGTGCATGATACAATTATCGAATGACCTCAGTAGTCAGATTCTACCAAGGAGTCTCTGAGGCGGCACGTTTAATCTTATGGAGTAGTAATGGAAACAGAAAATATCCTAAATGTTCTTGACGTACTAAACAAAAACGTATATGCTGGAACAGCGAACAAAGAAGCGGTTGCTAAGAGGCGGGCAAAGAATAAGATTGCTCGTAAGCAACGTAAAATTAATAAGAAGTGATTGTTTGCCTTCATAACTCAGCGGAAGAGTGGCACCCTTCTAAGGTGTAAGTCGTTGGTTCGAATCCAACTGGGGGCACTCATAAATAGATTAGGAGATTTTCATGGGAAGAGCAAAAAGACGTGGCGCAAAATTTCAAAGTTCCCCGCCAACTGGAAGTTTAACTGGTGGAGGAAAACGGAATACGACTACATCCTCGTTAGGAAAAAAGAAGCGTACCTACCTAACTAGGGCGCAGAGAAAAAGACGGGAAGAGGCAAGATGGGCCAAGATGGCTGGCCCTATAACTATTACTCAAACTAAATAAAACGTTTGGGCCATAAGCATTAAAGTGATGCAATAGACTCTTAATCTATGGAAGAAGGGGCAGTACCTTCATGGCCTACCCTAGACATATGATGTATATTCAGGTATGATTATAATATAACGTTCACCTAATCAAATTGGAGAAAGATATGATTATGACAGATGTCCGAACAAATGTTCTTAAGCAATCAGACCGATGCGATAGATGTGCGGCTCAGGCTTTTGTGCTTGTTAATTTTATGGAGGGTGAACTATTTTTTTGTGGACACCACTTTTCCGACCATGAACTAATGCTTAGGGAAAAGGGTTACGAAATTATCGATGAGCGATACAAAATCAATGAGAAAGGTAGTACAAACTAATGAATGAATATGAAAACGACCGGATAGATCAGGATATTGAATACCTTGTTGAGGTTGGTGCTCTTTCTTTGTATGGTATGGAGGGCGAGGAGCCTGTATACAATATGGTTCCAGAGGTTCTTAAAGTAGTTAGTCCTGAACTATATTCTGCTATGATGGAAGAAATTGATGAAACACTTCTTAGTCTTTATGAGCAGGGATATGTTAATATTGATTATGACGAAGATCTAAATGCTGTCTTTTCTATTAGTGAAGAGGGTATAGAGATGGCAGAGCAAATGATTAAGCATGGAGGTAATGACTAAATGGCAGCATCGATTACTTATTGTTTAGATGATGAAGGTAATGGTAGTGTATGTACAAAAATTTATGATGAAGGTGTAGAAATTTTTCATCAACCACTTCCGGCCCCTTATGAAACGGTTTCAACTACAGACTTGGTAACATTAGTTGCAGAGTTAAAAGTAATTTATGAAGATAAATTAAATGATGCTAAGTTGGCGGCTGATGATGAATTAATGCCAAAGGCATGGGTTGCTTATCAGTTCTCAGATAAACTATTTCAATTAAGTAGTATCACTAAATCCCGACCGGACTATACACCATGACTCAGAGTAAGGATTTAAAATGCCTGACACTAGGAACGTCACAGATTTTTACAAGGGCTGGGAACTGGATCAAATCAAGGCTGATCTGGATTTAAATCGGCTACCATTTATTACCGCCTTTGAGCATGTGAATGGAGATTTCAACAAGGCTACAGGGATTAGAAACAATAATGCATTTCTTGGTAAAGAGATTTGGATTGTTGGAGAAAGCGCAAGGCGTTACGATAAAAGAGGAACGGTAGGAACTCATCACTATGAGCATGTCAAGTTTGCAGAAACTTGGGGACGGATGCTTCAATCTATTGGTCCTGAGTACATTCTCGTTGCTTTCGACAATGTTGAAGGGGCTACAGCACTTCCGAACTTTAAATGGCCCGAGAAGGTAGTCATTATGTTTGGTGAGGAGCAGAGGGGATTATCTCCTGAAGCCCTTGCCCTCGCTGATGAGATTGTTTATATTCCAATGACTGGATCTGTGCGTAGCCTTAATGTAGGAACTGCTAGTGGAATTGCTATGTATGACTATTGTTTAAAGATGCAGTGGTGATATAATTAATATATGCCGAATTGCGAATACTGCATAAAAGAACCAATTTGCAGTTATACGCATTATGGATATGAGTTTTTAGTATGCGATATGCATATGCCAATACAAATTTACTTAAGGGATAGAATCGAATGGCTGAGAAATCCAACATACCGACCAGCGGAATGAAGTCTGCTGCTCAAAGGGCTTTAGACTGGCACAAAGAAGGTAAGCGCGGTGGAACATCCATTGGCCTCGCCCGTGCAAATCAAATTGTAAACGGTACGAATCTTAGCGATTCTACCGTTAAAAGAATGTACTCTTTCTTTGCTCGTCATGAGGTTGATAAGAAGGCCACTGGCTTCAATTCTGGTGAAGAAGGATTTCCTAGCCCCGGTAGAGTGGCATGGGATTTGTGGGGTGGTGACGGGGGTTTCTCTTGGTCAAGGCAAAAGGCCGCATCTATGAAGAGAAATATGGAGAAGGCTGCTAAAGAATTCTCAGTGGGAGACATGGTTTCATGGAGTTCAAGCGGTGGGAAGGCTGAGGGCAAAATTGAATACATCATGCGACAGGGAGTTCTTGGTGTTCCAAAAACTAAGTTTAGTATAAATGCTACCAAAGATGATCCCGCCGTTCTAATCAGAATATATCAAGATGGTAAGGCTACTGAGACTCTTGTGGGTCATAAAATGAGTACTCTGCGTGCATCAAGCATGAGTAAGTACATTGAAAAGGGTGGTTCAGTCGGGACATTCGTAAGTTGGGGTTCATCTGGCGGTCAAGCGCATGGTAAGATTATTAGAATTGTAAGGAATGGAAAGGTTAATGTTCCAAATTCTTCGTTTGAGATAACTGGAACTCCAGATGATCCTGCCGCATTGATTAGAATTTATCGTAAGGTGGATGGTAAGTGGAAGCCAACGGATACGATAGTCGGACATAAGTTAAATACTGTTTCTCCTGCTAGTATTAGTAAATCAATGCATGAAATGAATGATGAAATGGACGACATGGAGATGCCAGAAGATGATTGGGCGGATCTTAATGAAAGACAGTCTGATCAGGCAGACTCCCTGTGTATGATTGTTGAAGAGTATGGTCAATATGATCAGTCATCAGGGGCGGATGGATCACATTATGCCGATGGTAGTAATAATCCATTTAAGTCTGAGGGGCTAGTATGCTCTAGTTGTATCTTCTATGAACAGGGTGCTTGTCATATAGTTTCTGGGGTTATTGATCCACAAGGAATCTGTAAACTTTGGATTATCCCAGAAAATAAAATGATGGAAAATAAAATGGATGGCGCTAATCTAGAGAAGAAAGAGTTTAGTGATAAGCAAAGAAGGATGATGGCGAATCGTGGTCAAGCAATGCCCGATGGTTCATATCCAATTGCTACCAAAGATGATCTTAAGAATGCTATTCAATCATTTGGTAGGGCTAAGAATCCAACTGCGGCGAAGCGTCATATAATTACTCGCGCCCGCGCTCTTGGCCTTACAGATCTTCTTCCAGAAGAATGGAAGACAAAGAAAAATATTAGTGGTGACTTTGGCGGAATCTTCTTACCAGAATAGGATGTAAAATGGATTTTAATAAATTGTCTAATACAGGCAACTGTCTAGTCTGCGGAAATACCGCAGACTATGTGGTTTGGGGTCCAACCCCTATGTCTACCTTCTGCCTAAAAGATTTAAAAAAATCATATCCTAACGGCACCGCCTATATTTTGTTGAAAGATAGTAGCAGTACATGGTTAGTTGACGGTAAATTAAAGGAGAAGCCATGAAGATCGCAGTGGCCGGTAGTAAGAACTGGTCAAACTATAATGAATTGATGAGACAACTAACGTTAATCATAGAGGATCAGGCACGTCTTAATCCAGATGATGATAAAATTCTTTTTATCCATAGTGGTGCGCCGGGGGCAGAAGATATGATTACTGAGTATGTTGGTAAGGTTTCTTCTTATATGAAACAAAAGGGATACATTGTAAAGGACGAAGTATTCCGCCCAAATAATACTGAATTAGTTCCCGGCTATAGAAGTTCTAGGGATAACGCACTGCTGGAGCAGGGTATAGATAAGGCCATTGTTTTCATCAAGGACTCTTGCAAAAGAACTGAAGCCTTTGCTAGACTGGCTAATGCACATGGAATTCAAACTATTGTTGTGAAAGGGTGATGATGATGCCAAAAGGAGATCTTCTCTCGTCTTTCTCATACTGACCGTAAGTATTTGAACCTTGCCACTAACCTTGCCATGTCTTCAGATTGTAACTTTAAGCATGGGGCGGTAGTGGTAAAGGGTGGAAGAATTGTAAGTACTGGAATTAATAGGTTTAAGAACCATCCAATGATTGTTTCTCCAGAGCATATTAAGAAGCATTGTTCTGTTCATGCAGAAGTAGATGCTCTTCGTAAGTTGAAGAATGCTCGCGGAGCAACTATGTATATTGCTAGGATTGGTAAGTGTGGGAATCAGGCGCTATCGCGTCCGTGTGATAGTTGCTATACCGCCATTAAGAAAGCGGGAATAAATAAGATTGTTTATACCAATTGACGATATTAACATAAGGTGATAAAATTATGGATAAGGAAGAAAAACAACTATTCAATGAAATGCTTCTTCAACTAAGAAGGATTTCAACATCAATAAATTATATTGCATTAGACTTAGCCCATCAAAGAGAGCAACAAAATAAAACTCTCCTAAAGAATGAAGGAACAAATGTCAACAAATTATTCTGAACTAGACTACGCTCAGGCCCATGAATATGTAGAATCTATGTCTAATCGTGGGTTTTATTGGGAGGGCTGGGACATTGTTAGATGGGTTCCTAATCAGAATGGATTCTCTTCTAAGAATGGAGTCTTCAAGCATGGTCGATGGGGAGTGACTTTTAGAACCAATGTTTCTGACAATGGAACATGGAAGTTAAAGAATGTCTGATATTGTCTCGGAGATGGGTCTTGATGAAGAAGATCTTAAATGGTATCAGTTTGCAGCATGTAATAATATGGAAACAAATTGGTTTTATGATCTCTACGAGACTGACGTTCATATTGCAAAGCAAGCAGATACTGTCTGCTTGCATTGTCCAGTAATTAAAACCTGTTTGAAGGAAGGTATCAGGGGGAGAGAGTTTGGTGTCTGGGGCGGCATCCATCTTAATCTAGGTAGAGTAGAGAAATCAACTAATGCTCATAAGACAGAAGAGGTTTGGTCTAGTTTAAGGGAATTACATGGTTCAAGTATTGTATAATGATATCGCTAAGGCGATAAGGCAGTTGAAGCCTCCGGTTAAGAATTTAACCGTAGATATAGTAACGCATCCAGACTTTTTATCTCTCAGGGTTTATGAGAATGAAGTGATGGAATACGAAATTAATCAACGTGCCGACATAATGCAATACTTATTAATGATGCGCGATGTAGTTCAAGCATTCGGCGTTAGATGCGAGATTGATGGTGATAAAAATGTCCCGAGAAAAAAACGTTAACTATCCAATGATATACTTGTATGATCAGGGCATTCTGGGAGAATTAATTCAATATAATGCTCATGCTTCTATAGTTTATTATAAAATGGATGGACTAGAGTACGAGACTATTATGTTAAACGAAGATTTTGAAATTATACAGGAAATGGATATAGGTTTAGATGACTACTACTGATGAGAATATGCTATGTTATTCATGTAGCAAGCCGAAGAACAATCTTAATTTAAGGAAGTCATCACTCCTTCCCGGCGTTAGCCTACTTCTTTGTCAGACATGTATTGATAATAAATGTGAGCCTAGGTGGACAATAATTCTTAGTGCTAGAAAGAATGGCGCTGATTATGTTAGAGATTTTATTGTTAAGAGGCGTTATGTTGGTAATGAAATTTTAGCAACCGAATTAATTGTTTAGTCTTTATTAATTTATGCTATGATTAAGTTAACAACTAAATAGGAGCGTGTGAGTCATAGACCCCATCGTTGCAACACTTATAATAACTCTAATAACTGCGCCTGTTGCCACTAGCGTTGCCTATTTTCTAAATCGTAAAAAGAATATTGCAGATACTCATTCTGCTATTGCTCAGGGTGCTGCCAATGCAGTAGAAGCAATTTCAATGGTACTGGAAAGTTTGAGAATAGAACTTGAAGAAACCAAAAACGAACTGTCAAGGGCCTTGCTTGAGATAGAAAAACTTAGAATACAGAATGAAACTCTTCTACAGGAGAACAAGGCATTCTACTCTAAGATTAAGAATCTTACTAACCGCGTGGAGCAATTAAATTCGGAGAAATAATGAAACCACATGTACACATATCATTATGTGATCGCATGTGGAATCTTTATTATGACCATATTTCATATGACCTACATTCATCTATCCCCATATATTTAGATTTGATATTTGATATGTTTAGGCCAGAAAATATATCGCGGGAAGAAGTAGAGTCAGGAATGTATGAGCGCCTTGACGGAAACAACCTTCATCCGATATACTTTAACTCAGGAGAACTAATATATTTCTGGGTAGTTTGCCGCAGATGTAAACTATCTGCACTTAATTAAGGATACTTATGAGTAGAATAGTAGGGTATTTTATTGGCTACGCCCTTGGATGGATCTTAATCTATGGACTGTATGCTTTCGCAATTGTTGCAATCATTCTAGAAGTTGATGACCACAAAATGCCAGTGATTCCAGTAATATTATTGCTGACTGTATATATATTCAGAAAAGTTTTGCAGGCATCGTATGCGTTAAATGAATTTAACCAGATGATACAAACTATGAACATAAATAAGACCAGTGCCGCTAAGAATAATTCGGATTTGGATAAGATGATGGAGCGCATGAATCAATTTGGTGGGAAGAATTAATGCGTATTGGAATGCTTAGTTCGGACTGGGGGGATTTTATTGAATCCGCTCCCGGTGGCTGCACAAATATTAGAATGTTTGTTCCTGCCGCAGCAATGGTAAATAATGGTATCGAAGTAATCATTGGAGAATATGGATGGCGGGATGAAGAAGGATTCGTTGCCGCCAACACTATTGAAAGAATGTTTGCTGGGCATAGAGGCCCAATAGTAAATCCAAATCAATACGTTGGCGACCTAGATGTTATTATCATGAAACTCTGGATGTGGCATGAGTATGAAGATTATATTTCACGCGCTAGGGCTATGGGTCAAACAATCATTGCAGATTTGGATGACTGGTTTGATGGACTGCCAACCACTAATATTGCATTCGATACCACGCATCCCAAGGCCGACCCGCTATGGAATCGTAATCATATGATTTCTGCATACAGGCACATGAATGGGCTTATCACAAGCACTAAGTTTCTTAATGATTACTATAAAAATTCCAACCCTAATGTTATTCAGGTTGACAACTCATTAAACCCATCTGACTTTATTAGGCGTGCAGATGTATGTCATGATAAGCCTGTTGTTGGTTGGGCTGGGATGATGTTGTGGCGTCAGCATGATATTGTTCAACTTCAGGGTTGGCTGGGAGACTTTCTAGAAAAGTATGATCTACGATTTTATCAGGCAGGGATAGACCCTAATAATCCCTTGCAACTAGCCCACGCGGCTAAGATTAATCCAGATAGATTTTATGGAGTAACCGGGTGTTCAGCAAAAAACTATGGCAACCTTCTCATGCCTATAGATATTGGTATCGTTCCTCTAGAGAAGGTTTCATTTAACGAGGCTAAGAGCGGGCTGAAAGGAATGGAGTATGCTTTCACCGGCATCCCATTTGTAGCCACAGACACAGAAGAATATAAAAGATTAGTATCAGATGGTGCTGGTAATTTAGCGAGACGCAACCGGGACTGGACTAGAGAGTTAGAGAAACTTCTTGATCCAGCAGTAAGAAAAGAGCAATCAGATCGTGGGCATCAGACGGTGATGGAAAAATATAATATAAATGTTGTTGTCAACAAATGGATTGATACAATAGTGTATATAAAGAGTACTAATCCGAAAGCGCGGTAATGATGACTTGTGTTGTAGCGGTTGTTGGTGGGGAAGGTAAAATTGTTTTGGGAGCAGATTCAGCAGCAACAGACAATGACATAATAACCTCACACATAAACTCTAAAGTATTTGTCAAGGGCGAATTTGGTATTGGTTATTGTCATAGTTTCAGATTGGGTCAGGTGATAGAGTATTTGTTTACCCCGCCTGATCTTCCAGAAAAAACTGACGATGAAGATTTAATGAGATATATGGTGACTGCATTTATTCCAGCACTAAGGTCGGCTTTGGAAGAGAACAACTATCCAACTCATGATGATGAGAAAACTGATTGGTCTATGATTGTAGGAGTCAGAGGAAATATTTTTGTTGTAGAGTCAGATTGGCATGTTGGACATGATGATTTACATTTTGCTGCGATTGGTGCTGGCGCTCCCTATGCTTTAGGAGCAATGTGGTGTGATGTGTTCGCTGATCCACGTCAGAAGGCTAAGGATGGCCTACTGTGTGCTATAGAATTCTCTCCATATGTTGTCGGACCAATTAATTTTATCGAGGTTTAATGAATCCAATAGACTATGCTAAGAAACGGGCTGGACAATCATACGACTTGTCTGGTATTATTATGCATGAGTGTCTTTGTGGCTCAGACATGTGGAGTATAGTTGTTAGTTTTGATGACTACGAGATTTCATCCTACATGCTGGACATGGAGTGCTTTCATTGTGGTATGAGGGCAAAGGCTCCCACTCCAATAGATCACCCAGACTATGAGGAAGATAATGACTGACGAACAATACGAACAACTAATCGGACAATTAGCATCAGAATTCTATGATAGATACATGAGCAACCCAAACAATGAGTCATCAGAGAACCTTGAGATTGCTGTAGAGTATACAACGTTCATTCTTAGTAGGTTTGCTTCTATGGTAGAAGAGTTTGAGAATGGATAAGGAAAAAATCATTGAAAGTATTGCACACTCTATGGTAGTCTATGATGAAGGTTCTGGTCAGAAGACTTGGCGAGAACTCGCCACGGTTGCATACTATGCTTACCAAAATTGTTTAGCCCGTGAATCCAAATAATTCTGCATTAGAGTGCAGATAACCCACCAATATATGTATCAGAGTGCAGGAATTGGAGTGACAGATGCAAACTTTTCTTTCAGAATATAATTTTACTGACTGTGCCAGAGTGCTTGACCAGAAAAGATTGGTCAAGCAGTTGCTAGAAGGCCGTCAGATCATGGCTGCGCTATCAGGAAATACTAAAGGCTGGGTGAACCATCCTGCCACTAAAATGTGGCGGGGACACGCTGGTGTCCTTTACTTCTATCTC